TAGCAGACCAGCAAGCGCAGACCAGCACGAAGAACAATACCGTTAACCAGAGCCGCACGAACGCATAATGACACGCCAAGAAACGGTAACGGATGCCCTTGCGAAAGCCGGGAGGAATGTCAAAAGCCGTATTCGGGAGGCGGTGTTTGACATCCTTGACCTCGTATGGGCGGAAAGGAGCGATAAGTTTGCCTTCGCGGACAATGAAGATATTGACGCGGAGGTAAACCGCATCCTGCAACTCCTTTCGGACGGATTCTTGGAGGATGCAATTGAAGCCGCCAAAGACCTCCTAAAAGCCGTTGGGGATGATGCGTGGGAAGATGACGCTCTTGAGTATGCGAATGGGGAAATAGATGGAGAATCCACCATATTCCGCTTCGATATGGAGGCATCGCACCTCAAGGAGCTTCTTGAGGGGTGGATTATCGTGTCGGTGGTCTACGGATTGTCGAAATGGCAGGTGTGGACGAACCTGCAAGCGTATCTCGCAAACCCCACGGCATCGGAACTCTGGAGGGGTGCTGGTCTCGGCGCGTTGAAGTGGGGCAAGGGCTATATGAATAACATCGTTGAGGGTGTCAAGCGGATTCAGCGCGATTTTATGAACCGTGCATACCAATACGCAGAGTTGAGACGATTTGAGGAGGAAGGCGCGATTGGCTACACCGTCCATCGCGGCAGCACTTTCAATTGCCCTCTCTGTGATTCATATCTGGGGAAGGTTTACCCGCTCGACCAGATAATCCTTCCTTTGCACCCGAACTGCGTCTGTTGGACTGAACCCGTTTTCATCAATGAGTGAGATTCGCGTAGACATCAAGCCGCTATCGGTTAACGATGCGTGGAAGGGACGGAGATTCAAGACAGATGAGTACAAGTCCTATGAGCGGGCGATGCTCTTTATGCTTCCGAAAATAAAGCTGCCGGAGCCGCCGTTCCAAGTGTACTACGAGTTTGGCTTCTCCAACACGCAAGCCGACTACGACAACCCCTGCAAGCCTCTGGGGGACATCTTGCAGAAGAAATACGGGTTTAACGACAAGGAGATTTACTTCGTCACAATCCGCAAGGTTATTGTCAAGAAGGGAAAGGAGTACGCAAAAATCCGCATCGAACACTATGATGGCCCAACGCGGATGAGTTAATTTGGTTATTCGATATATTGATGCTATCTTTGCATCAACTTATGGAAACATAAGGCATATAATTAGTGAGCATCGCCCTTTCGTTGTGAAACGCCGGGGCGATTTTTCTACCATCGGATGCGCGTCAGTTCTGCGCGTGAACCGTCCGGCTGTGGAACCCAGCAGATATGCTCTTGGTATGGAGAACCAAAGAAATCCGCCATATCAAAGTGAATCTCGAACCTATCCGGCGATAGGAATCCATTAAAACCTTTGGGCGGCATCACCTCTCCGATTCTTGGAAGTGAACGTCACGGACGATGGTGTTGCACTCTGGGCATTTGATATACAATCCCGCATCCTCGCTCCCGTGCGACCACTCGCGCACCGCCTCGGTCTCAAGAAATGAGAAGGTGCAACCGCAATTGGGGCATACCGCCACAAGTTTGGGCGTGTTACCGTGCTTGATTATCTCCATCTTCGGCTTTGTTTTTGATTTCTTCCTCGAACTGCGCCATTTCCTTCATTTCACCCTCTACCTTCTGCTGCTCATCCTCGGTGGGTTCACCCTTCGGCATACCGTAGGCTTCTGGATGGCGTTTCATACAATCCTCGCAAGCGAGATAGGCGGTCTCAAGGAACTCACCATCGGGGATGGTGGCCATCAATGCCCAGAGGACGGAGAGATAGTTGGCCATTCCCTTGCGGCATCCATCCTCGCCCTTGCGGACTTCTTCGAGGGTCTGGAAGATGAATTGCCCGATGGGAATATCCTTTCTGGCGCGGAATGAGAAAACGGCGTTGAGGTCAGCAACCTTAACGTGTTCTTTCTCCTCCTTGATGAAGAAGTTGCCTATGCGGACTTCACCCTTCTCCAAAATCGGCTTGTTATTCTTGATTTTCATAGCCTATCGGATTCTTACGGTGGGGACGGGGCCAACGAGCGTACCCCACGATTCGCCGCCGGGTACGGCCTCGCCACGGGCATTGAGGATGGAGATACACTTGGATTTCCAGACCATAAAACCCGTGAGGCGCGACTTAAGACGCTTGGTCTGGACGCGGCGTTCCTTGACATACTCCTCGTAGGACATCTTCGGAGGACGCTCGTTGAGGATAGTGCCGAAATGACCAGCGTTGTAGAGGCGCGGGTGCTTGTCGGCGGGCTGCTCTTGTTTCTTTTTCTTTGCCATATTCGTTAGATTTGATATACACGATAAAAGATTTCACGGCTGCGGTGCATAGCCACGCCGTATCGGTTCATTTCGCGGGTTATCGCGGTCGGAGAAATATCGCCGATGCCAAGCGAAATCTCGCGCTGCGAGACTTTGACGGAAGGCTGGCCCTCGTAGGTCGGATAGACGCTCAAGCCACGGGAGGCCAGATATGTTCTCACGGGGCATTGGCGGGCATCAATCACGTTCCGTAGTTCACGCCCGTAACTCTCAACGGCTTCGGACGGAGAAAACTCGCCACCCTGCCGGATGAGGCGGTTGCGCCCCTCGATTACCCAATTGAAGATGCCGGGGAGGTCGGATTTTACGATTTTCGCCACCAGATGCTTGTCTTGGCGTTGCGGAGGAATCGTTATGTCGAAGCGGATTGGGATGAGGCGGCGGAAGAAGGCATCGGTGATGTCGTTGAATCTCGGCATTTCGTTCATCGCAAAGCAGAGAGGCGGACACTTCACCTTCTCCGCGTCACCGTAGATTTTGCGGCCAGCTACATCCTGCCCGGAGGCCAGAGCCTTCAACGATGAATCGAAGCTGGAGGTCTGGCGCATATCCGGGGCGAAGTTGAGGCGTTTCCCCTTGACATAGGGAATCATCTTCTCGGATGAAAGCTGCTGGGAATCGAAGGTGGAAACGTTATCGTCGCCCAGAACCTTCTTCATCACCTCGAAGATGACACTCTTTCCGTTCGCTCCGCTTCCTATGAGCAGGAGAAACTTCTCGACCGACATTACGCTGCGGTCGAGATAGCACATCCCGAAAAACTCCTGCAAGACGAGGCGCACCGATTGGTCTGGCAGAACCTCCGCAAGAAACGCATCCCACATCGGACACTTGGCGTAGCAGTCGAAAGCATACGACATCCGCTCTGTCACGTTCCTTCTGGGGTTGAAACCGCCAAATTCGAGGCCGCGAACCTCCAGAATACCGTTGGTGAAGCAGAGCAGGAAGGGATTGCGGGCATAAGACCTCTCGGAGACAACGGAGAGCGGCATTTCGCCCATCCTGCGGACATCCGTGGGAGATAGACCCAAATCAACGAGAACGTTGCTCAAATCCGCCAGAACGGAGGACTTTTCGGCCTTAACGTGGCACATTCCATCGAAATGGTGGAAGTCACCGTCAATGTAGCAGAGGGATGAGGCGCGGAGAGCTTCGCGCACCAGAAGGGTGATGGCATCAACACGGTCGTTTGCGCCTTTCACGGACTTCGCGGATTCGATTTCCTGCGTCCTCTGCGAAAGAAGCGAACGTAACTCGGTGTCGAATGTTGCCATAGGGATTAAAAGGAAGAAAGGCCCGCGACCGTGGAAACATCACGGAGGCTTTGGCGAGGTTCAAGGCAAAGACCTCCCGCCCGGCGAAGGCGAAGGCTACAATTTGTATTGAGGGCAGGAGACATCGGTTGACTTTCGTAAATCCCAAATGTTACGAATGATTGTCGTTGGCTTTTCAAAGCCGACCCCCTAAAGTGGCAGGGGTTAGTAAAGGGATGCCCCACGGGTGCGTACACCGCAGTTTCAGTCAAGACATCAGTCTGGCGGTTAGCCCTTCTTCCCATAAGGTTTAGTTCTGCTTGTTGATGCTTTCGTAGATGGCCTTGTATCGGTTCGGGATGATGATACGCAGACCTTCGAGTTCCTTGATTCTGGCGAGACGCACCTTCTCGTCCTCAAGGCGCAGTTCCTCCAGCTTGCGCGAATACTCGGCATACTTGGCGCGATACTGCGCGTCCTTCATTTCCTCGTCATCGCGGATGGCCATTTCGATGGTATGCTTCATACCGTTCAATTCGGCCTCGCTCTTTCGATGCTCCGCTTGCAGGGCCTCCATCATAGCCGTAATGTCCGAGAGCGGCAGAACGACCTCGCGCTGGAGGATGAGGGTGTCGCGGCCAGCGAACTGCCCACCCTGCCCAATCTGGGTCGGCTGGGATTCGCAGCGGATGGCCTCGCGGCGGGCCTCGTCAAGAATACCCTTCGGATGGATGGCCCAGCCATAGGTGGCGGCACGGGCCTCAAGGGACAGATAACGCTCGCGGTCGCCCGTGTTCATCTTGGCGATGACCTCCTCCTTCGTGATGGTAGCCTCCGGCGTGGGCATCTTGAGGTCGGCAAGCTCCTTCGACTTGTAGTTCTTGATTTCCTCACGCAGAACTTCCTTCGTGGTGATGGCTTCGCGCAGGAAGGCGATGAAACCTTTGAGGGCGGCAATCTTATCAAGGGAGATAATGATGTCCTCAACGCGCTTGATGTTCGCCTTCTTAACGACATTCGTGGTGTCGCTGCCGACAATCTGCACTCTCGCGGTTACAAAGCCAACGGATGCGATTTCCTCCTCAATGGCTTCGTAGCGCATCTTGGCAATGTTGGCAATGTGGTTGGCAGAGGTCTCGGTCAAGCCGGAAGTGCCGAAATAGGCTTCCGGGATTGGTGAAAATTCGTGAATCATATCTTTTGACATTATTGATTTCAAATTAAACGCGGTAACGCTCGCGGCCTCGCGCAATTCCTCGAAAGCCCTGCTCAACGACTTCGCAGTTTCTTCGGTTATACCATTAATTGCCCGGTCTATCATTCGTTCACCTCCTCGAACCAGACGAATTTACCGTCACTCCTTTCCGAACGGGTGCATTGCAGACGCGGCGGACAATGACCGCCAAAGAAAGCACAACCCAGACAAGCGTTGCGGGGGATGACATTCGGGCGGCGGATACATCTGTATTTCTTGCCGCGCAGGACTATCGTTTCCCCGATGGGGACAAAGACATTGGCGTAGTGGAAGGGCTGGTCTCCTTTCATAACGGCAACAAAGTTAAACAAATGAGCAACAAAGCGCAATTATTTTTTGTATGGGAAGGAAAAAGCGTTACCTTTGTGATGCGGGATGGAGCAGCGGTAGCTCATTAGGCTCATATCCTAAAGGTCGTAGGTTCAAATCCTGCTCCCGCAACAAACACCTTCTTTTTTGGTAGTCGGCCATCTAATCGCCAAGCGAGACGGGTGGCCGATTTCTTTGAAACAAAAGTGAAACAAAGTGGTGCGATTCGTTGCTCTTTATTGCCCATTGTGATACCTTTGCGATGGGAGAACAGATAGAGATTAACGGAGAAATCCGCTAAAAGCCTTGTGACAATCCTCTGTTCTCCCCGTCACGAGGCTTTATTTTTTACCAAAATGAAGGGGATTATTTACAGAGCAACAAACCAATTCAACGGCAAGGTCTATATCGGACAGACCATTGCTGGGCTTGCAAGGCGGAGGTCGCAGCATTTGAAGGATGCGAAAGCAGACCACACCAACGAATTTCACCGCGCACTATACCAATACCCGGAATCCTTCGATTGGGAGATTTTGGACGAGTTCTCTGGCGAGCCGGAGGCCGTGATTCATTGGCTCAACGTAGCGGAGGAATACCACATCATCAAGCACAATTCCACGAATCCAGAGAGAGGCTACAACTCCACGGGCGGCGGGTATTCATCGGACAAGTTCGCTGGGCATATCGCAAGGCGGGCGAAGGCCCTATCTGGTCAGTCGAAGCGAATCTTGCAATATGACACGGATGGAAATTTTGTGAGAGAGTTTGAATCGCTCAACGCGGTAGCCGCCTCCCTTGAAATCGACAAAGTACAATCCCGCGTCCTGCTATCTGGTCTGCACTATGGCTATCAATGGCGGGAGAAGATGAGCGAGATATTCCCAAAGAAGATACGCGCCTATCGGATGCCGATGAAGCGGATGGTGGGGATAGCGGTTTATGATTCCAATGGTAATTTCATTGGCAAGTTCAAGAACGAGGGAGAGGCACATATCCGCTTTGGATGCAATGGCGTGGTAAGGGATGTGATTTGCGACATCAATACTACGGGAGCGGGGTTGCGAGGATTCTATTTCTTCCGATTGGGCGATTCCGAGCCGCCGGAGAGAATCAACATCAATGTCAAGCGCAGGGAAGGGCCAAAGCAGAATCCGCAGAGACAGATGGTGTCGGCATACACCATCAAGGGTGAGTACGTTGAGACCTTCGAGAGTATGTCGCTCGCTTGCCTCAAGACGGGGGCATCACACGAGACGATGCGAAGGTACTGCGAATCACCCCTGCCGATTGCCATACCAGCGCGGAGCAACACAAAATACGTTTGGCGTTATGGCGATGGTGACGACAAGGGCAACATCGAAGTAGTGATTGAAACCAGAAAAGATTACATAAAGAGAATGGAACACAGAATCATCCAATACTCGCTCGATGGCGAGTTCATCAAAGTGTGGGACAACGCAAACCAAGCGGCAGAGGCGGGCGCGGATTCTCAAGGCATCATCCGCAAGATTCTCAAGGGCGGTCAACCGAAGGGGTCAAACTACATCTGGAGGTTCTTCACACCGAAGTACCCCAAGCACATCAACCCAAACGAAGTTTCCACAAGGAGCGATGATGCGATAGCCGAACTCGACTACACGGGAAAGACCATCGCAACGTTTAGCTCGCCTTCGGATGCGGCTGAAAAGACGGGCCTCTCGCAGTCGTACATCTGCAACATCCTCGCAGGGAGAATTAAGCATCCAAGTAGGCGTTTTGAGCGCATCGGAAGCAAAAAGTCGTAGATTTTAAGGGGCAAACTCGCAAAAGTCGTAGATGAGGTGGTCTCGGAACTTCCTCTCAAACAATGCGTTACAAAGGAATCTACGAGTTTCGTAAGTTTTTTTTCACTCTTTACATATATATTTATTTTTCTTTTCTTCGCGTAAAGTTCCGAAAAAAAGTAACGAAAGTCGTATATTCCTTTGCAAGACCTTTTGATTCAGCAATTTACAAGGACAAGTCAACTACGACTTTGTTGCGACTTTTGCTGAAAATCTACGACTTTCATCCAGCTTACTTTATTTGGATAAAAAAATAAAAATTTTTTATTGAGAGATTGGGTCGTAAAATTGTGCGGAAAGGGTGAGACTTATGTTGATGGGTTTGGGGTCTACCCCTTGCCCGTTTCCCGTCCTGCGTAATAATATATACTATATTGTTGCGTTTTCGGCCTTCTTTCGGTCTTGTTTTGCCTTCTCGCGCTGGTATAAAATGCAATCCCGGCAATTCAACGGCAAATACGCCCTTACTTGCTTGCCCTCCTTTGCTGCTTGCCTATCGTCTCGCTGCCCTGCAATTATGATTTTTAACGCATCGAGTTTCGCGTCTGGGTCTTTGGCATTATTTATAAGGTCGTTTAATAGCTTTTTTTGCTCGGTCGGGTTCGTGTAATCGGCGCGGCTTTTGCTTCGTCCGGGCTGGCTTTCACTTTCTCCGCCTTCCTCCTCTTTTCTCGCTTCCTCTCTTTCGGCCTCCCATCTTTGCCGCTGGGCTTGTTCAATTACATACATTTCGCGCCGTTGGTTTTCTATCTCGGTCTGTATCTTTTGGCTATTCTTCCATTTTGATACATAATGAATTGTACTTTTTTCAGTCTTGCACAAATCGCCGCCGGAAATAATGTATAACATCCTCCAATCGTCAAACCTTCCGAAAACGTGCAATCTTACTGCGGCTTTCTCTCTCGGTGTTATGTCTGCATTTTGCAAAGTTGCCATAAATAACCTATTTACTGAACCACCCACAAAGATATGGCGTTTTTGCCCGTCCACCCAAATTTATATATTTCCGTGTCCGTTTTTGACGCTCCACCCAAATAGCCGCCTTTCGCCTCCTTCCTCGTCCGGCTCCGTCTCTGCTGGTGCTGGTTCTGGTGGTCTCTGGTGCTGGTATCAAAGTGGGATAAATCAGTATTTCGGTAGGACTTTTTCGGCAATCTTCAATAAATTGCAATTTTTTTCAACTTTTTTCAATTTAGGGGTACAACATAACAATATATTTCTTATATTTGTATTGGGATTCGGTGCGAACCTCTCCCGGACGCTCTTTGACATTTTGAAAAATCAGATAGGCAAAAACTCTTTCGTCCCTCTGGCGTGGGGTCTCAAATAAAACGCTAAACCTTTGCAGGTTTTATCCTTTGGCGGTTTGATAGTGGTTGCCACTTGACGCAAATACGGAATAAATCGCAAGCGGCCCAAAGGGGCTGCGCTCCTCTGGCCTTCCGTCCTTCGCTGGGCGGTTGGTCTCAACTCACTAATTTTTTACGCCTTATGAAAACTAAAACGGGAATTGTTCACACGGTTACAAAGGTAGCCGGGAACAGAAAAATTGTTGTTGAAATCCGATTAGATGACGATTGCAAAAACGGCCATTGTGATTTTTCGTTAACCTCAACAGTTTACGAAAGAACCAAGGGGAACCGCTGGCAAGATGTAAGCGGCGGATGTAATCACGAAGAAATACTAAAATGGTTTCCAGACTTCGCCGATTTTGCCCGGCTTCACCTTTGCGATGTTCACGGCTCGCCGATGTACGCCGTTGAAAATGGGTTGTATTTCTTAAAAGAAAAAGGCTTTGAGGCTTGCGCCGAATACCTGCGAATCACTCCAGAACTTGCCGCAAAACTTCTGCCGGATGACGCTAATTTTTCGCGTTATATCCTGCAAACTTCGGGCGTTTTTGATATGTGGCAAGACGAAGCAAACAAAGCAATTGCACACCTTGAAAGCCTTTCCGGGGATAAGTTCGTAAACCCTTACACGGACGCAACCGAACGCCGGAATTGTTCGCCTCTGTCGGAAAACGAAGTAACAATAATTGAAAGCCTTATAAAATCGGGTTTCTATACTTCCGAAGCAATCCAGAAACGGAACGAAGAAAAGCAGAAAGCAGAACGCGACAAGAAACGGAACGCGATAATTGAAAGATTCGATAAAGATATTAACCAAGCGAAGCAAAGCAAAGCGGTATATCTTGCAATCTTCGATATAATGGGGACAACCGAAAACGTGATATTTTACAACCATTCAAATACGGTTTGTTTGAATTGGCAAGGATACGGCAAAAAGTGGGAACGCCACCAATTTACGCAACTTGTCGAAGCCGCTAAAAAATCCGATGTTTTGGGCGGCTTGCGGTTTGAACTCAAATAGAAAACACTTCCGGCCCGGTTTGCTGGTGACGGCTTCCGGGCTTCCATTCCTCTAATTTACTGCCCTATGTCTTTAGCTATTCTTGCGCGGCTCTGCCCGGAATCGGCGTATTTGAATATACGCAAAAATTGGTGTAATTCAATTATAGAAATCTCTTGCGGTTTGGTAGACGCTCCCGGCGTTCGCTTTGTCGGATATTCGGAGAAAGAAGCCGTTAAACGCTACCGGGAAAAATTCGGATTGCAAGGTGTCCGCCTTCGCCGGGTGTCTTGGTAGCATTTCCGCCTCTGCCGGGCTTGCGTCCGGCTCTGGTGCAAACTTCTAATTTTTTGCCTTATGAGAACAAAAGTAATTTTTCGCAAAGAAAGCAACGGCGAAATTTTGGCCGTATTTCCTCACGAAGCCAACGAACCGGGCGAAATTGTATGTTACGCGCATATTGGGCAACATAGCTGCTGCGCGTGGGAATACATACGGGCTGAAACGGTACGGGCTACCGCCGCCGAATCCGCCGCCCTTCTGGATGAACTTTTCCGAATCGGTTATAATGACTTGGAAATACTTTCGAGGTTGCCAGCCCGGAAGTTTTGCGCCTAACGGTTTGCCGCTCTTGGCCGGGCGGCTTGCCACAACTCACTAAAAACTATCTGCCTTATGAAACGAATCGTAATAACCCCATCTGCCGGGAAAAAGGTCTTTGTAGTAACTACCATCAATGAGGGAAAAATCGAAGTCGCAACCGATGAGAAAACGGACGAGGATTTGGAAAACGAAGTGGACGATTTTTGGGACTTGGCGAAAATAACCGCTCTTGAGGTTGCCGAATCCTTCCGCACTTCGGACGGTTTCCAGATTGTCGCACGGGTGGCATAATTCACGGGCTTGGCCGCTTGGCGGCGGTCTGGCTCTCAAACTCACTAATTATTTTGCCTTATGAAAAATTTTGCTCTTAAAATCGGTCTGGTGCTTGGTAACGCACTTTTGAACACGGAAAAACGAATCTTTTGGCACACGGGCTACAAACTCCCGTTGCTGCGAAAATTCCACGCTTGGCAGTCAAACAAACGAAAGGCGGAATTGGCTGCACAAAACGCATAACGCTATGGTCAAATTATTCTTAATTGCAATGTTGTTCCAACTCCCGGTTATCGCTCTGGCGGTGATAAAATCCCGGCAGGAGCGAAAAGAAAGGGAGGGGGACGAAAAGAAAGAAAGGGGGCGGGGGCTATTTCTCGAAATCCTCTGCAAATGCTACCAGAAAGCAAAGGGACGGGGGCTATCGGGAGGGTATGACAACTCTCTGGCCTTTTGCGCTCTTGCGGAATGTATCAACAGACTACGGAGGGGGGACGAAGTGGAAATAGGGACTGCGGCTCTGGCGTTGGAAATGCTGGGTCTGGGACTTGTGGAAACGGAGGACGGGGGGATTGAGGTAGTCGAAATCGAACCGGGGGCTGGGGAGTGAAATCTCCATCCCTTGCCAATCACTAATTAAAACTATCTGCCTTATGAAAAAGTTATCCTACAAAACAGTATTTCGGTGGATGCAAGGTGCCACAATGCAGGGAGTATTAAACGAAGAAGAAGGGAGTATGGATTCTCTTGAGGATGCCGAGGGGTTCGTGTGGTTTGCTCTGGTGGACGAAGTGGACGGGCGCAAATGTGTTTACTTCTCCACAAGTCTAAATCCTGTCCCCTTCGCTACGGGGCGAATGACGAAAACGGGCAAGCCCAGAATTTCGTGGAACTAAAAACAAAAGCCGGGGCGGTGTTCTTGACCGACTGCCGCCTCACCAACTCACAAATTATTGCCTTATGGAATATATCGGAAAATTCTACACGATTCTTTACAAGTACGACAAGAATCAAAAAGAGTGGTACGACCTCGAAATGGACTACACGCCGGAAGAAGTCGAAAAGGAATTGAGACGGATGCGGCGCAGCTACCCGGAAATGAGGTTTAGAAAGAAATGCACCTACTTCGGCCCTATTCAGCGATTAAGCGTTGCCCGGAGCTAACAGACGGGCGGGGCGGTATAGTCGCCGCCTCGCTCTCAAAATCACTAATTTATTGCCTTATGAAAACAGACATTAACGGTTGTAGCACTTGCCCGGCTGGGCGCGAAAACTACGAATTTTACACCCAGAAGATTGGGCGTAAAGCAACAAGATTGGTTCAATACGACTACCGCCATACG